GATATAATGTGTCGTGCCTTCTTCCATATCCATGTTCCATTTGGTTGATACGGTGGGATCGATAATGCCGTCATATCCAAGGCTTTCGATAATCTGCCTCGTCACCTCGTTGCCGACAAGGTTTCCGTTTTCGTCTTCCAAATACAGATCGTTGATTTTTGATTTCAGCTCTTCGATTCCGATGCCGCCCTCGGCGTAGGCTTCGTACAGCACTTCGGCAATTCCGTCCGTGCTGTATAAGCCCGTGTTTCGATCAACCTCCCATACGATTTTGTCAATATCGTCCGCCAGGAGCTGGTCAACCTCGGCGATATATTCATCGTAATCATCAAAATCTTCCTCATTGTATTCCGAAAGATAGCGTTCATTGTCGAATAGCATGGTTTCACCGACAATGGCAGGATTCTCGATGTTCAAATACACCTCGAATTTATGGCTGCCCTTGTACAGCTCTTTCCTCGCTCTTTCCTCGGCCTCGTCATAATCGATGTCTTCTTCTGCTTCGATTTGCTCCGCCCTTCTTGCAACCTTATTGTCGAAGTCGGGGCCTCCGCCCTCGTAATTATTGGAAACATCGCTTTCGTTGTCGGTGAAATAGAAGCCGCTTCCGAAATCGCCTTCAACGCTTCCTTTGGATTTGTCAAAAACCGAAAACTCACCCGATGCCGTTCCGTGATACAACACCTTCAAATTCCCGTTTTCATCAATCGCCTTTGAATTTTCAAAGCGCTTTTGAACAGCCGGATTCAGCCCTCTTCCCTCGCTATCCTCGCTCAACGAATACCGAATATCGGGATCGCTCGTGGGCTTCGCATTGTCAATGTTCTTGATCTGCTCCGGCTGGAAGGCAATGTACACCTGATGACGTTCGCCGTCCGCATTCACACGGCCGCCGCCGATATGCGTAATGCCGTCATAGCCCATGCCTTCGATGACTTCCATGGCCGTCTCGGACGCTTCCCAACGGGGATATTCGTTGCCCTCGAAGTATTCCTCCATCGCACGGTAGAAGTCCTCATTCGTACCGCTTTTGGGGAAATCCACGTCCGGCATGGCTCTCTTCCATTCCGCAGGAACGGCAGGAGCGTCCATGTCAATCGGATTTGTGATGTTCAGGTAGGTTTCATATACCTGCGGCTGGTTGCCCTTGCCCTTCTTCGTGTAGGATTCGGCAATGGCCTTGCTGTCGGTGAAGTAAGAGCCGACACCAAAAAGGCCATATCGGGCTTTCCCATAGGGATCGAACATGGCATGTCCGCCTTTGGATGTGCCGTGATACATGACCTTCAGATTGCCGTTTTCGTCACGGACGACGCTGTCCTTGAAATACGCCTGCTGTTCTGCCGACAATGATTTTTTTACATCACCACTTGACTTTTCAGAATTTTGTGATATACTAGTATCGGAGGGATCGCTAATGTTGGAGTATTGGACTCCTTCATTTAAGGCTGTTCCCCCATTAGAGGAAACCGTACCGCTGCTCGCTTCGGGCGTATTGATAGGGGCTTGTTCACCTATCGGCGTGGATAGGTTTTCTTTTTTTGTGTTCGCATAAATGGTTTGTACAAAAAGATCAAGCCGTTTGTCGGATACAACCGCCACCACATTCATTCTTCCATTGTGGTTGCCTGTAAAAACAATGGCAGGCTTCCCCATATAGGTTTTTTCCGAAAGTTTTACACTTGTCGGATTGAGAACGACATCCATCACGTGCGAGAAATCATCTGCCGTAATTGCCCTTTGCCCCCTCAAGGCCTCCGTTGCTTCGTTCCCATGGTCTTTTAGAATCTTTCTGATTTCATTAGAACCCAAAGACAAATTATAATTTTCAACGTTTATTCCGGTATCGGACTGAATCTTTCCGGCCAAATCGGAAGGAATTGCCCCGAAGTACATTTTCTTATCCATCGTTTTGTTGGTGATGGATTCCTGAATGAATTGCGAAAGTTGTGCATTATCGTTGTAAACAACAATTCTCTTGCTGGATTCCCAATTTTTCTTTTGGTGATCGGTATACTCCTTCAGAGCATATCGAATCTCCCCGCTCGGCTTGCCCTGCGCCTTATAATCCTTCTCAAACGCCCTCTTGACTTTTTCAAGCTGTCGTGCTTCCTTGCTTCCGGCGGTCACAATTTTGGCAAGATACTTGATTTCATCGTAAATCTTTTGGAAGACGTTTCGATGCTTGGTCGAAAGGCTGTTGACAAAGGATTCATCGGTGAAGAGATAATCGCCCACAAGGTCTGCGGTAAGCTCCGCCTCCACATTCTTTCCCTTGTACAGCTTGGCCAGCGTATCGTATCGGCCTTGGTAGTCCTTCTTCGCCTTGGCGTATTCAAACAAAGCGGTTTGAAGCTCCGTGTAAACCTCAGTACCTTCCAGCACGTGGGTGATCTCATGGCCGACCGTGGACTGCCACGCCTTCGGAGAATCCATGTTGATCGCAATGCCGTCCTTTGTGATATAACCATTGACGGTTGTGCCCTCAACGGAAAAGCCGGATGCCTTCAGCCGCTCGTTGTTGGTGAAATCAAAAAGAACACCCTTGTCTGCCGATATCTTGGCAACGATATCAACAAATTCGTGTGTTCTGTTTGTATTGTTCAAGATTCCGCTCTTCACGGCCTTTTCAACAACCTTGCGCTGTTCGGGGCTGTATGCCTCCAAATCCGCCTCAAACGCCTGGCTCCGTCTCGCCTTCTCGTTGTAGCTTTCAATCAGGCGGTCGTTCTTGACAAAGGCGGAAACCTCCTCGCCGAGTCTCGCTTTCAACGCTTCACGGGGCGATCCCTGCGTCATCTTCTCTCGGCGAGAGGAAATGTCCGTCAGCTTCGTGCGCAGCTCTTCCAGCCGGTCGGTCTGCTCTCCCGTCATGTCGCCCTTCTTCATGCGGTTAAGCGTATTGAATTCTTCCCGTGTGCCCTCCTCTTCTTTGGAAAGAGCGTCCTCGTTGTCAACGACTTTTTTATAGGTTTCGTAGGTCTCGCCGCCAAGCACTTCCTCGATTGTATCGGTTGAAATGCGGCCTTTTTCCATGTCCTTTTCAACCTGCTCGGCAATGGCGGCCTCTTCCTTTTTGGAGAGCTTTTTGCCCTCCGCCTTCGCTTCCTCAATGCGCTTTTCGACTTCCTTGTCAATGACCGCTTTTTCATTGGCCGTGAGGTTGCTTTTGGGCTTGCCTTTGATGGTGTCAATCGTTGCTCCGGCGACCGAAGGCGCACCCTCAAGCCCTGCGGATGTCAGCGCACCGATCAGAGCGTTGTATACCACCTCGTCAAAATCGGGAGCCTCATACGCCTTTTCGGTCACCCAGGAATCAATCAGCGGCTCAAGGTATGTCTGAAGTGCCTCTTCCGCTCCTTCCTTGCCCATTTCAACAGCGGCATGGCCGATTGCCTGGGCAATTCTCGGCGTTTTGGATGCCACATTGGCTATAACTCCCGTAATCATTGCCGCTGTTTTTGGGGCTACCTTGGACAAGATTTTCGATAAAGCTTTGCCGCCGAGCTTTCCGATGCCACCCATGGCATACTGTGATCCTGCTTCCGAAATGCCGTTCAGTATAGCGGACGCTTGCGCTTCTTCCACGGAAAGGCCTTCGGCAATGTTTTGGTTGTATTTGTTTCCGGCAACGCCTGCACCCAACACGGCTGCGCCTGCCGCCGGATTGAACGCACCAACCACCACCGAAGGAACCATATTGCCAACGCCATAGGAAACATCATGCGCCGCCTGCATAACGCCTGTGTTGTCCTCCGCCACCATCGTGTCCGCATACATGGTTGCTGTCGGTTTAACAACATTCTCGCTTCCCGTCACAAGGTTTTTCAGACCGATTGTAAGCCCCTGCCTTGCGCTTTCAAAGCCTGCTCCGCCGGCAAGAATAACCTCGGCAACGGCATTGCCGTTCATGCCCTTGGCAATGTGTTCGCCCTGACGCTTCGCCAAATCGTCCTCGATGCTTTCGAGATAGGCCGAAGCCGCTTCCTTTCCTTTTTTCGCAAGGTAATAGCTGTATATTTTCACCTCGTCATCCGTCATGTTCTGCCAATTCACATTGACTCTGCCGGATTCTCCGAGGTTTCCTGCGGCCGACATTGGATTTTCACGCAAAAACGTCACGGGGTTTTGAAGTTCCTCGGCAAAAGGCATCCACGAGCCGATGTTAAAGCCTTTGGAAGCATCATATACTGACGGATTTTTTGCCGAAAGGCCTTTTTTGGCGTATTCTTCAAAGTCCGCCGATGTGAGCGCTTCTTCCTCAAACTTCGTGCGCTTGGATATGGAATCGTCTTCCTTCTTCGCCGTTTCTCTTACAGGGGCGATGTCTTCCTCTCCGCCAAGGGCTTCGACCTCTTTGATCCTTCCGTCATCGCCGAGTATATAACTTTTTCCTTTTTTTCTTTGGTTTCTCTTTTTGGTTGTAATTTTGCCGTTATCATCAAGATAATAATTCGCCATTATCACACCGTCCTATCAAAACTTTCCGCCACCGCCGCCGTGGTTGCTCACCCGTATATATTTGTTTTGTCTGCCTTCCCAATACCACTTGGTGCCGTCCTCTGCCTTCCAAATAACCTGCGTTACGGTCTGCTTTTGCCCGGAAAGCGTCTGCGTGTTAAATGTGATGGAATCGTTCGTTCGGGAGAGCTTGCCGTGGCCGCTGATGCCCTTCGGCTGGTATCCGTTGGAGTATGTGCCGTATTTGTTGGCATCGGGGTTCAAATCTCCCTGATAATAGGCCGTATTCACCGCATAGTTTTTTGCTTGAGGCGCTTTCGGTGCAATCGATCCGCCGGAGCTACCGGAGCTGGAAGACTTGCTTATGCTACCGCCCGAAGAGCCGGAAGACTTCGACTTCTGATAGGCCAATTCGGCATTGAACTGACGCTGTTTTTCAGCCATTTCTTTGTCAAACTGCCGTTTCTGTTCGGCAATCTGCTGTTTTTCAAGCTCGTACTGCTTCTTCTGCAATTCGAGCTGCTGAATCTCTCGCTGATGCTCCTGCTTGTCCTTGGCCTTGAGCCGTGCAATTTCTTCGTTGAACTGGCGGATGCCCTCTTCGTATTCCTTCACCTGAAGCGAATAGGTCTGATTGTACTGGCGGATTTCCTCCTGCATCTGCTGAACGGAGAGCGCATAATTCTGATTGAACTGTCTCTGCTCTTCGGCAAGCGCATTTTCCTGATTGATCTGATTGAGAACGTCCATATAACGGCCATAGTAGGTGTTCTCAAGCTCGGTCTTCTTGTTCGCCTGCTCAAGAATGAGCTGGTTCTTGTACTGGAAGCCCTGAAGGGAAAGCTCAAGCTGTTGCTGAAGCGATTGGTATGCGATTTCCGCCAGGACGGCATTGTTCTGAAGCCGTGCGTCCTTGATGGCGTTGTTATAATTCATCACGGCTTGATTGTAGGACTCCCTTGCCGTCGCCACTCGGTTTTGGTAGGTGTTGTACATACCGACCTGAGAGCTTTCGCCGAAGCCCGTTCCGGCAAGGCCGGCGGAGGCGATTTTCTCCGCCTCCGTGCCGTATTCGTTGCTCTGTTTCTGCCAGTCTACGTATGCACCCGACTGCTCCTTGGTATAGTCCTTCTGTGCCTGCGCCTTCTGCTGTTCAATCTGTTCAATGGCAAAGTCGGTGTTATCCTGCTGAAGCTTGGACTGCGTGTCCGCCCATTGCTTGGAGGCATCGATCTGTGCCTTGTAGTATTGGTCGCTGTTGCCGATAATGCCGGCATAGGTTTGTTCCAAATCCGACAGCGCTTCTTTTTTGTCGGTCTCAACCTGACTGAAGCGGGGGTCTTCGTAATTTACTGTCATTTGTCTCCTTCCTCCCATCCGAAGATGCGGTTTTCGTCAACGCTTTGTTACAGCACTCCATGTCTAAGGGACATGAGATACCCACAGATTTGCGAGATAAAATATGATTTATTTCCAGTTCCGTTCGTGTTGAATTTAAGAGTAATTTCAGCGACATCATAACCATTATTGATCGTATCGTCTGTCTCGTATGCTCCTGGAAAATAAACAGACGCTCTGCCTGTAGGCCTGTTGTTAATTATTCCTTGTTGCGTTCTTTTAACTGTTCCGTCTGCCTTATACCATGTAAGAATCGCTTCATCTGGGCCTCCAGTTGTGTTACCAAACAATATAAACATCCCGACGATAGACGCTTTTGGGTTTTTGAATCTTAATTTCAGAAAGGAATTCGGCGAGCATACCAAATATGGCGTTCCTCTATCAACTACATCGTCATGGAATAACGGAGCCATGTTATATGGCATACCGTTTTTATCCAGTTCTCCATATGCGTCACTCCATTTTGCATAATCGTCATAGGCATAGAGACCGGAATATTCAACTTTCACATCCTTAATCACATTAAACGAATTTCTGAACGGCATTGTACGTGTGATATTTGCGACAGTACCGTCCTTGTAAACATTCAAAGGCAAATTATATTCATCGGTCAGAGGTTTACCGATCAAGTTTACATAATTGTCTTCGGCATGTTTGTCAAAAGCGTATGCATTTACCGGATGCAGGAATGTGTTTAAATCATAAGAATCTTCGCCGATAAGTTTTTGCATATTGCTTGTATAGCCATTATTCGGAGGCTCTATTTCTTTGAAATAAAGAATGTCATAGAATATGTTTGCGAATACATTTTGGTCACCGATTTTATTTAACAGATACTTATTGAGAACATTATAGTCGGCATCGTATTTATACTTGCTCGCTTGAACAAGCCCCTCGAAACGGCATCCACACACACGACCGTCCACATATGCATCACACGCCCAAGCATCCACGTCGAACGTATTTCCGTTGCATCCGTAACTGTTGGAAACGGTTGTGACTTTAATGGCCGTGCCTAAATTTCTGCATCTGCACGACTTAAAATTGTTGCGGTAAGAATAAGCCTTTTGCCCCTTAATTGTTTTCCCGTTCTCATCCACTGTATCATCTTCACCGTCCAACACAAACTCGAAACCGATCGAATGATATTTATACGTATACGTGTAGGAGACAGGCGAATTGCATTGGACGTTAATCAGATTGGTGTTGCCACACAAAAACGTCTCGTTGTCCTTCATGGATTCCAAGCGCACAAGAGCGCAGTTGTATGGGTTCTCTACGGTTTCAAAAGCTGAGTCAAAGGTAATTTCCAAGTCGTAAATCGTGTTTCCGTTACCACGCAAAATGACAGCGGGAGTAATTTCTGTCACCTTGAGCTGTCTTCCGTTTCCATAAATGGTAATGCCTCTTACTCCCCATACGTTCTTTGCATCCACGATAATCGATTTGCTTATGCAATAATTCTGCGTAAAAGCAACGCACTCCTTGTTGTCTCTCGCATAATCAACACACGCTTGAATCGCATCAGAGTCGTCGGCGCCTCCTCCCTTTGCACCGAACATTTCGGGCGTAACGTGATCTTTCACAATGTATTTCTGTGCCTCATCAGTAAACTTCGCCACACCCAAAGAAGCATCTTGAACAGTCGTGGTTGCTTCCGGATGCTCGTCAAGCCACTTGTCAACCGCCTCCTGTGTCGGCGCAGTAAACAATCCTTCGATTTCGTTTTCCCTTGCAACGGCTCTGTTTTTTTCGGCGTTGATTGCTTTTGTCGTTGCCTTTTGGCTCATTACTCCCGTTGCGCTGTCTCCCTCGGAGTGTACAATGGCTTCAGCAAAAGCCGCAGGGACAGCGTTACCGATCTCTTCGTCAACATATGACTCGATTTCGGTCTTATCCTCCTCCGTCCAGTAGTCAACTCCTCTTTCGGGGGTATAGCCATTGGCGCCATTTGCACCAGGCATTCCCGGTTGGCCTGTTGGACCTTGTACGCCTCTTTCGCCATTGCGGACAAGCAGTTTCGTGCCGTCCGAGAAGATAACCTCATTTTCACCGCCGCTTTCCGTGGACTGTGTTACCCCTGCTACTTTCAAGGGATCGGCCTTGAGGTCAACACCGCTGGTGCCGGAGCCGGTTGTGATTTTCAGAACCGTTCCATCCCATTCGTGGCCAACCGTAACCTTCTCAACCTCGCCGTCCACGTATTTTTTGTACGCTGTTATTTCGTCTCGAAGATTCTTCTTGTCTTCATCCGTTAAAAAAGTACACGCCATTTTATACTTCCTCCATTCTCAGCCTGCCGTCGCTCACGTACAGTCTGTATTGCGCATCGGCTGTCGCATCGGTCAGCACAATGTCCGCCGCAGCCGTTCCTTCGGTTTCTTCCATTTTCGGGGTGCCGTTGCTCATATAAAGGGCATACTGTTCTTCCGTATTCCGATCGGTGAACACGATGCTGTCCGCCGCCGTTTTTCTGTCTGCCGCCGTCATCTGAAGCTCTCCGTCTTCCACGCTCGGCTCGTATATCACGCCCGTCACTCGGTCTCTCAAAGCCGTTCCCGTTTCGATGGCCGGCGACGCCGTGTAAGAGCTTGACCGCTTGATATAACCGCCGATGAAGCACTCCAACGTCACCGTCTCAAGGCTGAATCGTGTCGAGGAGGCAAATTTCAGCTGAATGTCCTTGAATTTCTTGCGCTTGATCCGGCTCACAAAGCAGTCGGTCACGTTCATATACTGCCCGATCAGTTCAAAATCCGTGCTTTCGATCTTCGCATACACGGCCACATCGCCCTCGGCCTCGGCCACGCATCCACGCTTGTTTGTGGTCTTCTGCTTGTGCGGATGGTTGAATTTGTCCTTTGGCGTCACCCAATGGCTCCGTACATTCGCCTTGCGGTCGGTCAGCGTATAAACGCCGTCCTCGGTGCCAACGTAAAGAACGCCGCCCTTTACACGGGCGCAGACAACCTTCTTTCCAAGTTCCCAATAAAACCACTCGTATTCGATATGGTCTTCGTTGGTAAAGGCCGTCCTTGAGTCCGCCAAATACACTTTATTGCCGATGAAAACGAGAAGGTATCCTTCCCACTCTTCAAGCACCATGCCCGTGTATCCCTCTTCGGCAGTCAGCTTGCGGTCAACGAGAGAGCTTCTGTGTGCCACCACCTGCTCGGTGGTAATGTCGCCGCTGATGCCCTCCATGCCTCTTTCGCTGAAGAATACGATATCATCATTGAAGTTGATGGCCTTGCCCACGCATCCCGTTGTCACGCTGGAATGGGCGGAAGGATAGATTTTGCCGTATTCGTCATCGATGGTCGGCGTATGGTAGAACACCGTGGTATTGGCCTCCGAAGGCTCACGGAACACCCACAGCGCATTGTTCCCGGCCACAAGGCCGTTGATTTTGGCGTTGTCAAGCCCCTCTCGGTAATAGTCCAGGTCGGAGCAATAGGTCGGATCGTTCAAACTGCAATGCCATACCACGTTCGGGTAGTCCTTGTTTCCGCTGAAGAAAACACGGTTGTCGAACACCTGAAGGAGCGTACAGCCGAGAATGCTGTCCGAATATCCCGAAATCGTCTTCTTGAATTCCACGGTCACGTTGTCCTGGCCGTCCGTTTGCGGAGCGTTCGGAGCCGCACTCGTGAAGGAAATCTTGCCTTCCTCGTAATCCACCGTATAAGAATCGGTCGGCATAATGCCGCCGTCAACCTTCACGATGGGATGGAAGTCGGCATCGATATTCGTTGCGTCAAGAAAGAAATCAAAGCTTCCGCCGTCTGCAAGAAAGCTGTTGATTCTCATTCCCGTCAGCATATTTATGTCTTCGTGCTTCGTTCCGCCGCCTGCCGGCTTTCGTGCGATGGTTGTGGTCGGCACATAGCCCTCCACCTCCTTCGCCGTCACGCCGTCATAGCGCAGATAATTCTTGCCGTCCTTGAAGTACCATATGTTTTCATAGAGAAAACCATCAGAAATATGCTCGTTCAAGCCTGAAAAAAGGACGGTTTTCACCCCGTCCTGCACCCGATACAGCGTTTCCCCGCTATGCACCAGCATATCCGCCCCATAAAAAAAGACGCCGTAAACGGGAGCGTCAAACGTCACCTTCAAGGCCAGCTCCGGCCTCGTGCGGATGCTGTCGGTCTCCTTGTAGTCCTTCCATACGTTTACGCTGTCGGGGCTTCTCGCAAGGCTGATTTCCTCCCCTCGGAAGTCAACGCCTCGGAAATTGCTGTATATCCTTGAAACCACCTGCGCCATCAGATGCTCACACCGCCTTCAATGGTGATGCTTCCCATCTGATACCTGGGATCGAGTCTCTGAAGCATCGTCTCGTACCGCTGGGCATAAACGCTTCCGTATTCCGTGGAAACATCGCTCTTGAGAAGGTCTGCGGCAATGCCGTAGGGCATGATCTCAAGCGCATCGGCGGACAATTCAAATTCATAGCTGTCCTTGGTCGTGTCCGTGATCCGTTCGGGATAGACATAGCATTCAATCTCCGCCACGCCGCTTTCCAGTATCTTATACATGGTGCCGCCGGCCTTCGGGAGATTGTCAACGCCGCCGAATACAGCCACCTGATATATCTCATTGCCGGCCGCCGCTCCGATGGCCTCAAAGTCAACCAGCTGCCCTTCTGTCACCGAAAGCTCAACAAGCCTCGGAATTTTCTTCATCCTCGCCAGCTCGTAGAGAATCTGATTGGTCACATCGTTTATTTTTGTTTGAATGTCGGGGTCTTCCGTCAAAAATTCGCTGTCGGCGTCAAGCTCTTCGATCAGCCCCAACACCTTCTTTTTCATTTCAAGCAAAGTCATGTATCCGCCCCCTTTATCTTTGCGATCGCCTTATAAAATTTGCCTTTGATTTTGCCGACAGCACCCTTGCTCGGCTTGAGTTTTCCCTTTGCCTTCCCTGCCATTTAGGCCTCCTCCGATACATACCAAGTTGTATTTTCGGTCGAATACGCAACATACTGATTGCTTGTGAGTGTGCAGATATCGTTTGCGCCCTCGCTGGTGCCGATGTGTATGGTTGAGCCTCCTGCATTGCGAAGCATCACGTGCTCCACCTGCCGGAATACAAAGCCTTCTGTTGCCGCCTCCCACGTAATGCCATCGTCAAGCGAATATTCGTATGATGTAACAGAACCGGCCATGGCGATGTCAACCCTCGGATATATGGCATCCACCGCAAGACAAAGGATGGTGCCGCTTTCCGTAACCGCAAACATGGCGTGGTGGTATGCGATTGCTCCGCCCGATTCATACACGCTTGAAGTTTTTGAATCTGCCCCCATCTCCTCAATGAATTGCTCATTCGTACCGTTGTATGCTGTTACTGTGCGCAATACAAAAGGAGGAATTACAATATCGGGTACAGTCGCCTGATTCCCGTGGGCGCTGACGTTTTCAACAAACCCCATAACACTACCGACATCTGTCGCCGTATACCGTTTTCCATTCAAATTGATCATCTGATTTGAGCGGCTTCTTCTTAAGCCGGTCGCTTCTTCGGCGGAATTATTCGACGCTAAGCTTGTTTCGCCGGAAGCAACAAACGTTCCTATATTGGTCACAAACGGCGCAAGCCTCATATATCCAACTTCCGAGCGACCGTTGGCGAAGTACTTGACATTGCCAAACTTCGGCAGAAGCGGCTTGTCAAGCGTGTCGCACGGCATGGTAGACACATCCACTTCCACTTTCCCAAGACCAACATATCCGGCATCTTGGACGATAATACCGTTCTCCGTCGCCGTCTTGGTCTGTAGCAAAGGATTGATCGTGATGTCCTCTCTGCATACCTTGTCTGCCGTCTTCAGCTTCATTTTCTTTGCAAGGTTGATAATCATGTCACGTCCTCCGTTTCTCCGTTGTAAGTCGGGATAGCCGCAAGAACCTCCTGCACCATCGCCGCTTTGTCGGCGGCCGTGAAATAGTCCACGCCCTTCACCGGCGCTTCCCCGTCCTTGCCGTCATGGTAGTCCAAGCCATAAACAGGCGTATATCCGTCCTCACCGTCAAAGGCACCGCTTGCCTTCACCCTTGCCAAAGCCTCAGCCACGGCATCGCACACCTCGTCCACGGGGATGTCTGCAGGCGGCTCAATGTTCGCATCCGCACCTTCTGGGAACAGACGAAACACCTTGGCGCCGTCATCATCATAACCGATGATGGTTTCGGGATTGGTGTATGGGTTCAGCTCGATTTCATACCAATAGTCCACCGGCTTGCTGATAATCTCGCCGATTTTTGTGTCGGCAGCCGAAAGGTAAATGGCAACGGTCTCCGACTCGATGCCGACCACGATCTCCTTTTGAATTACAACCTCGTGACAGCCCTTCTTGTGGTAAGCCTGAAAGCGCACCACGTCCTCCGGCTGGAACAGATAGGGGGCGCCGTCTCGTTCATACGAAACAACCATCGTTCCGCAGTCGCCACGGGTGCAAAAGATGCTATTATCTTCGTTTACAACAAACATTTATTCACCCCATATCCTTGATGCAGGACAGCTCTTCGATTGCCTCTGCAACCGTCACAAAGCCATCCACCGGCTTGATGTATCCTCGCCCTTCTTCCTCAAGCACAAGGATATCGCCCTCTTTCAGCTGAATGGTCGTGTCATACACACTTTCGTATCCCTCGCCCGTCACCCTTGTCACGGAATGAAGCACAAGGTCTTTCAGCGTCTGCTCCGCCCTCTCGTTCTTGAATTCCAGCACCGTGTCCTTGTCAACACGAATGCCGGGATAAAGGTCAATACTCGGTTTTCTGATAAATAACTGCATTTTTTCTCTCTCCTTTCCTTTCGTCAACATAGAGAATCCTCTATATTCACGAAAAGAGGGGAGCGTTTCCACTCCCCTTCCTTTCGTCACTCTTTGGATTTTCGCTTTTTCGGCTTTTCAGCCTCTCCGACCACGGAGACCATATTGACGTTAACAGCTCGGATTCGGGCAAGCTCTTCCTCGCTCACCTCAATCACATCGCCTCTGTCACAGTCCGTGTCGGTTTCGCTTCGATGAAACGGTATCTCAACCTCTACCCGTAGCATATGCGGTCACGCCCTTACGCCGTAGCCTTGACGGGGACTTTGATGACCTGAATGCGGGCTTCGTCAATGACCTTTGCGCCGAAGGTATCAAGGCCACGGATGATGTCCTTGAATCTCTTTTCGGCACGAAGAGCCTCAACCTCGTTGATCTGACCGGCGAAGGCGATGGCCTTCTTGCCACGTGCGCAGCAGTAGGCGTGGGTGGTGTCCTTGGCAAGGCCGTTGGACATAACCACGTCAAAGTCATCGTAAACGCCCACGATGCCCTTCTTGATATAATCGGGGTTGTTGGTGGACAGCGTGATCAGCTGGTTCTTGAACACGTTGTACACCGCAGGGGTGATTTCGATGACGCCTGCCTCGTCAAAGTTGCGCTCACGGAGAGCCACGATAGCGTCATCGATGGCCGCCTTTACAGCCTCCTCGGTCAGGTTGGTTGCCGTGGTGACGTTGGATGCCACGCCCTTGATCAGATTGGCGATGTAGGCATCACGCTTCACAGCAAGGCCATGTACCGCCTTCTCCTGATACTTCTCGGCAAGGCCGGGAACCGACTGCGCCTGGTCCACATCGTCGACATAGAAGGCAAAATAATTTGCCTGGTCGATGGTGAGGAGCTGGCTTCTGTCGCTCATGTCCTCAATGGTGATGTCCTTGGTGTTGTCGTAGGTGCCGATGGTAGGCTCACCAACGCCGAGAATCTTGACCGACTGTGCGTGCTTACAGTCGCCCTCGTAGTCTCGCAGACAGTTCTCCACGAGCTTACACTTGAGTTCAAGGTCGTCCTGAATCTTTTTAGACCAAATGGTCTGAATAAAATGCGTTACTGCCATAGTATTGTTCCTTCCTTTCTTCGGAAGGGAAGCATTACCACTTTGTCATGGAAGCCTGCACGGCCTTGAAGAGAGCCGGATTCTTGTCGAAGTCCTTCTTTGTGAATCTCGATGCCTCTTCGAACGAATAGAAGTCCTTCACGCCGCCGTCATCCGATGCGCTGTTCTTCATGCTTCCCATTGGTTTGATGTCTTTTTTCGGTTGTGTCTTTGCGTAGATATCATAGATATCACGGATCGGCGTCTTGGAATTGAATTTGCCGGCGAATTCTTTGAATTCCTTGCTGTTGTAGACGTCCTCGGTCACACCCAGCTTGGCAAGCTCTTTGCCCTTTTCCGTGGAGCTTCGATGCTCCGCCAGCACCTTGAAC